CCGTGTTATGAGGTATATTTCCAGTCCACGTAAATAAGTTAATACCACTATTCGTTATCCTTTGGCTTGATGTTACCGCCTGCGTTTGCGCACCTACTGTTTCAATCCAACAATAACATGAACCTGTACCATAAGTTTCATAGCCCGTGTTTGTGCGCCAAAATCTGACTGTAACAGTCACATTGGAATTATTATTCGTAATGCTCTAACTATTAACGTTGACGGTGATGTTATATTTGACATAAGTATTGGAAGTCCCAAAAGTGCTTGATGTAGCCATTACTGACGCTCCTTTCTCAAACCATGGCGACTATTCCCATGCCGAAGTTTGTGTCTGTGCTAATAGGAAGGAATCTCAGCCTGTTTCCAATTGTTATTTCTGTTTCTATGACAGAGCGGCGCATGTGAAATTCATCCTGGTCAGCCCAAAACATCTTGGTTCCATCTGTGTCATAGCCTACAAAACCAACTTCAGCATTGAGTTTTATCATTCTGCCATCTTTGCAGTAAACTGTGATTCCATTTTTATCAACTAAACAAATTAAGGTATTGGAAGTATCGTAAAGTTCGATAATTCCCGATTCATTTAAATTGCTGCCTAAACGCAAAGTACCACCTATAATTTGAATATGTCTACCATACGACAAAAAAATATAGGATTATCCTAATATCTGACAAAATGTAAGCAAAATATTTTTCGACAAATTGTTCCAAAAAATCACTTTTGCTGTCCATTCAAAATTATATCCAACTTATTACCATTCCATGAAATCTTTTTTAAGATTAATCTGAGGAGTGATTTTTTTTCGTCAAAATCAAGCGAGTAAAAATTTTCTTTAAAAAATTTAAGATTTTTTATGACGAGTTCCACATTAGTTTTTTCATCGAAAGCAAATTCTGATTGAGTTTCATAGACACGTTTTTGAGCTTGTAAGTTTTCAATCTGTTTTTCAAGTTCTTGGACTTTAACCTCTACCTTTTTTATAAGGGGCGACCTCTTATCAACTGTAAGCAAATGTTCTATGTACTTGTCCTGTTGGTTTTTGAGTTCCATTATTTTGAAATGTACTTCTTCGGCTTTGTCCTTAAATTTGTTTGCCTTGCGAGTAAACCTTTTTATATCTAAGCCTTTTCTGAGGTCGTTTTCATTATAGTTCATTAGATATTTTATAACTTCTTCATCAGTGTTTTTTCCGATTAAATTCTTTCCACTACAAATTTTTAATCCGTATCTCAACTTATTTCTGCAATAGTAACCAAAACGCCTATCGTTTTCGCTTTCTTTGTTGTACCTTGTATCAAGTTTTGAAAACATCACGCAACCGCCACAATGTGTACATTCGATTATTCCCGAGAGCAAAGCATATTTGGTGTAAGTATAAGGTTCACGCTTATTTTTAGCAAGAATATTTTGAGTGGCAACCCAGTCTGCGCCTGTCACTACGCCTTTGTGTTTGCCAATAGCGATTATTCAGTTTGATTTTTTGTGTATACCAGCGGCGGTGGATTTACGATTAAACGGCATAATTCCAGAATTGCCAATACAGTCTTTTTTCTCAAAGCACACAGTAGAATCTTGTTGTTTGAAGTAAGTAATGGAATCTTTGTCAGCTGCAGAGTAAACGGGATTTTCTAAACACTGTCTGATAACACCATGGCTGTAGTAATTATTGTAAATCGTCTTTATTCCATTTCTTGTGAAATACTTCGCAATACCATTGACAGAGCCAATTTCAAGAAATTTTTCAAACATTAAGCGAATAGTTTTCATTTCGTCATTTTCTACCAAGTAGGAAGCCTTTTTAACTTTACCGTCAACGACAATTTCTTCTTCCCTTTCGCAAGAAAAACCAGTCGGAGCAGGACCGCCAAGCCAACGACCAGTTTTGGCAAGAAACATCATATTATCTCTGACACGTTCAGCAATGGTTTCACGTTCCATTTGAGCAAAAGCGGCGATCATGTTCATCATGGCACGACCCATAGGAGTTGAGGTATCAAATTGTTCTTTAACACAAACCAATTCAATTTTTTTAGCAGTTAATGTTTCAAAAAGATTTGCAAAATCAACAACGCTACGGCTTATACGATCAAGTTTATAGCTAATAACATAATCAACTTTTTGCCGATTAATATTTTCCATCATTCTTTTAAATTCAGGTCTATTAGTGTTCTTCCCCGAAAATCCTTCGTCTTTATAAACAATAATGTCTTCCTCTTTTGCGCCCCTGATGTTACTGAGAATGTAAGATTTACAGATTTCAATCTGATTTTGAATCGACTCCCCCTCTTTAGTGTAAACAGATTTTCTTGCGTAAAGATTAATTACCATACAAAACAACTCCTATAAAAATTAATTATGAAAGGTGGTGAATAACAAAATTATACAAAAAACGACAGAGAAAAAACAAAAAAAGAGAGGTGAAAACAATGTATGAAATACCCTACCACATAGAAAGTGAGTATTTAACTCCACCCGAGCCAACGTTAGTAGATAAATGTTCACTTTGTTGTGACCCTCTTTATGACGGCGAGGATGTTTGGGAAATAGAAGAAGCAGGGTTATTGATTTGCGAACATTGCATGGATACCAAAAGAACAGTAATTGATAAATACGAAAGGGAACTTAGATATGCAATTTAAATTAAAAAAGAGGTTTCAAGAAAAAATCTTAAAACCCCATCAGCAAATTTAGTTTAGCACATCAAAAAAAATTATGCAAGGAGAGCAAAACCATGAATATTGAAATTGTATGCGACAAATGTTTTGAAAATATTGAATTGCCTGGAACGTTTTATAGGCGTGGTTATACCTTTGGTAGCTGTACATACTGTGAAAAATGCTACATCGAAATTCAAGAAGAATTTAAAAAAGAAGAACTAACTTTAATTTAAAAGGCATTCAAAAAAATTTTAAAAGAAAGGAAATTTGCGTAATGGATGAAACACTTTGGGAAATCGGAATGAACTATTTGAGTGTCTATTCAAAAGATAATAAAGATTTGATTTTTGAAGCTAACGAAAAGTTCGAGGACAAGCTTGAAAATGTGGTTAGCGTAATAATCCAAGCAGAAAAAGAAATTAAAAATTTAAGAGAATATGCCGCAAATGTTATGAGGATAACAGGAAAAAATGAAGTCAACTTATCAAAAATTATAGCAAGTTTCGAAATCAAAGACGGCAAACCAAATTTAATTTTAAAAAATAAAAAGGAGTCAAAAAATGTATTACGAAATTCATGAAAATACAGCAAGGTTAGCAAAAACAATGAACAGTTTTAGCGATTATAAAAGTGGAAGTGCTACATCTGAATATAGAAGTACGGTATCTGAAATAGCAGATTATGCGGAAAAAGCAAAAGAAAGGCTCGGCGATGATGAAGCACGAAAAGAAAAAATTGATTATTTAGTTGGTAGGTTTGCGAAAAAATACGCCGACTGGGTTAACAAATACCACAGAATCGAAAGTTATTGTCCCTCAGTAATGATAAGCGGAGCAGGTAATTTTCCAATCAGAAAAAAAGAAAAACAAAACAGTTGGAGAGAAAATCACTACGCCGCATACGAAAAGCTTATGAATATTAAGTCTTTGATAAACAGCGTTGTAAATGGGTCAAGCATTATAAAGTCAGGCGATTCTAACGCAATAAAAGAATTAGAAGAAAAAATCGAAAGACTTGAAAGCAAACAAAAAGAAATGAAAGAGGGCAACGCATATTACCGAAAACACAAGACTTTAAAAGGTTTTAAAGATTTAGATGATGAAGATGCGGAGCGACTTGACGAGAACATTCAGTCAGATGTTTTAAAAAGGTATATCCCATTCCCTGCCTATGTTTTAAGTAACAATAATCAAAACATTCACAGATTAAAAGGCAGACTCGAACAGTTAAAAAAGGCTAAAGAAAAACCAACAGTAGAAACAGAAAATAAATATTTCAAAATGGTTGAAAACACCGAGATTATGAGGTTGCAACTATTTTTTGATGGCAAACCTGATGAAGAAATAAGAACAATTTTAAAATCAAACGCTTTTAAATGGAGTCCAAAAAACGGCTGTTGGCAAAGACGCTTAAACGGATATTCAAAATACGCATTTAAAAAAGTTTTAAAAGAATTTGAAAGGAAAGGTATTTAAAATGACAGCAAAAAATAAAAAATTAACCGAAACAGTAGAAAAAATCAACGAAGTTCACGGCGAAGAATCCATAAAAACAGCAGGAGAATTGTTATCTGAAAAAGATAAGACCCCGACTGAAACGTCGGGGCAAGATAACAATTGTTATACCGACTTCTGCAGTGTCGGTGAAATTATTGTACCACAACTTAAAAAAATTTCAAATGGTGAAAACGTATTTACGGAACTTTTTAAGTTAGATGTCAGCAAATATATAGAAAAAAAGAGAACTGGAAGCACAGAATTATCTTATCTTTCGTGGGCGTATGCGTGGGCTGAAACAAAAAAGAGATTTCCTGATGCAAATTATAGAGTAAATGCATTCGGACAAAATCAGCCCCCCTATGTTTACGACCCAAATACTGGATACATGGTATTTACCGAAGTTACAATCGAGGACTTAACTCATGAAATGTGGCTTCCAGTAATGGACGGAGCAAACAAAGCAATGAAAGATAAGCCCTACACTTACGACACCAAATACAGAAAAGATATCAAAGTTGAAGCCGCAACCATGTTTGATATTAATAAAACAATAATGCGGTGCTTGGTTAAAAATTTAGCAATGTTCGGGCTTGGACTTTATATATTCGCAGGTGAAGATTTGCCCGAAAGTCCAGAGCAAAAAGAAGAAAAGCCACTTTTAGTATTAGAGGGAACACTTAAAGAACTTTCAGATGTTTTGGCTTCATTTGGAGTAGAAAAAGAAATGAAATACAGAGACGGAATTTTACAAAAACATGGCAAGGTTACGCTATCTCAATTAACACAGTCAGAAGCAGTACAAATGATAACAAAGTTGAAAAAGTCAAAAGAAAAAGAGGTGAAAAACGCATGAAATACGATTTTATAAAAGCAAAAGAAATTTTAAAAAACGCAGAACACGGCGAAATTGTTTATCTTATTAAAATTTTTAGCGACCCTGACGAATTAGACAAAGTGGCAAATTGTGAAGATGTTGCAAAGCTTTACGCCGACTTACTCTCTGATTTAGCAAATGCCTTAAAAGAAGAAATTATAAAAAAGGAAAGTGAAAAATTATGTTAAACGTAGTAGCAATTATGGGGCGATTTGCCCGTGACCCCACTTTGGCTCAAACACCAAGCGGAGAAAATTACATGAAGTTTTCTCTTGCTTGTTCAAGGTCTTTTGTAGCACCAAATCAAGAAAGAGTGGTCGATTGGATTGACTGTGTCGCTTGGAAAAAGACCGCAGAATTTATCTCAAAATTTTTTAAGCAGGGAGATGCAATAATCGTTGACGGTAGGCTTGAAACCCGAACTTATGAGGACAAGCAGGGGAACAAACGCAAAGCCTATACAGTAGTTGCTGAAAACGTCAATTTTGCAGGCAGTAAAAATGAAGCCAATAGCGAAAGCAAAAATGACAATTTTTTAGATGATTCCGCCGATGAAGATTTACCTTTTTAAAAAAATAAAGGAGCAGATATAGATATGGATATGGAAATTAAAAGTTTTGTTTTTTACAGAAATGATTTTGAAAATCTAATGGAATTAGAGGAAGAAAATCAAAAAGAAATAGTTTGCGGTCTTTTGCGTGAAATTTTTTGTGGCGTGAAACCGAAATTAAAGCCACAAAATAAAGCAATATACAAAATGTTAATAGATAAAATCATGCGCTCTGTAAAAAAATATCACAATAATTTTTCCCCAAAAGGGGGAAATTGAATGTCAACAAAAGGCTTTGTTATGTACAACAGTTATCTTGTGACAATGAAAGAATTAACAGATTCAGAACTTGGGCGATTGGTGCGAGCCGCAATGGAATATAATGCGACTGGAACTGTCGGGCAACTTACTGGAAATGAAAGATTCTTATTTGAAACAGTCAAATTTCAAATTGATAATGATAGCGAAAAGTACAGAAGTAAATGCGAGAAAAACAAGCAAAACGCAGGTAAACGCTGGGGTTCTTCGGATAAGGATAATGCGGACGTATGCGATGGCATGCGACCGCATACGAAAGATGCCAATATAAATGAAAATGAAAAAGTAAATGTAAATTTAGATAAAAATATATTTCCTAACGGAAATATACAAAAAAAGACCTGCACACAAAAAATAAAAGAACCCAAAAAAGCTTACGGAAATGCAAAAAATGTATTTTTGACTGACGAACAACACACTAAGCTAATCGCAGAATATGGCGGTTCATTACTGGAAATGGTCGAGCATTTGTCGGATTACATAGCAGTGAACGGAAAGAAATATAAAGACCACTATCGTGTTTTAAATGGCTGGGTTAAAGACGCCGTTCGTGAGAAAAAGCTCAAGCAAAAAGAGCTTGAAGTCCGAGAGGAACGCTTAAAAACAGGATATTCCTACTCGAAAACAGAAAAACATCACAAACTCGCTGAAAAAAGCGATAACCCTGATGATTGGCGGTGATTATGTGAGTAACGCAGTTTTAAAAATAATTAATAATACAGTCGCTAATGCTGAAAATAACGCTGTTTCAGGTGAAGATGATTATATTGGCGAGGACGGTTTACTTGTTTGCGGTGAATGCGGTGAAAATAAGCAAGCCTTAATGGATTTTAAAGGCTTTGGCGGTATGAAACCCAGACCTCGAATGTGCCGTTGTGATAGAGAAAAAGAGGAAGAATTACGTAAAGAGTTTGAGGAAGGTCAACGCAGAATGCACGTTGAAAATCTCAGAAGCATGGGAATAACAGACAAAAGTTATTACAGATACACATTTTCACAAGACGATAACCAAAATTCTAAAATCTCTGTTGCTTGCAAAAGATACGCTGATAATTTCGCCGAAATGCTTTGCAAAAATCAAGGTTTATTATTCTGCGGAAAAGTCGGAACAGGAAAAACTTTCTTTGCGGTTTGTATAGCAAATGCGGTGTTAGAGCAATGCCGAAGCGTATTAGTAACAAATATCCCTGCGCTTATGAACAGTCTTTCGGGAAATCAAGACGACAAAAATTATACGTTAAAACAAATAGCAAAAGTAGATTTATTAGTGCTTGATGATTTAGGCGTAGAGCGTGACACATCATACGCAACAGAAAAAATTTATGAAATTATAGATACCCGATACCGAGCAGGGAAGCCTTTGATTGTAACTACAAATTTAAAAGCAAGCGAAATGAGAACTTGCGAAAAAGACAGTTACAAGCGAATTTACGACAGAATTTTAGAACGGTGTTATGTAATTCCAGTTTTGGGCGAAAGCCGCAGAACAAAAGAAGCCGAGCGAAACGAAAAAGAGATGAAAAAATTTCTGGGAGTGTGAAAATATGTGAAACCGATAGAATTCGTGTTTGATTATCACGTTAATAAAAAAATCAGTTTGAACAAGATTTACAGCGGTGTTTTTTGGAAAACAAGAAGCAAAGAAGCCAATCAAATTCACGAAAAAGTGAGATTTACGCTGATGTCAAAAAGAATACCGAAAAAGTTCTTTGAAAAACCTGTTGTTATCCAGTTTTGGTGGAACTCCCTGCTTGATTTAGACAATCACGGCTATTTAACAAAATTAATAATTGACGGATTAAAAGGTTGGGTGATTCAGGATGACAAAAGAAAATTTGTAAGTGCCATAACTCACGCTTATTGGCTTGGGAATGGCGTAAGAATCAAGATTAGTGAGGTGCAGAAATGACGGCGAAAGAAATGTTTGAAAAATTAGGATATGAATTTAAAAAAGAGCTTGATGGCTTTAAGAGCGTAATAGTTTATTCAAAAACAAGTGTGTCCGTAAATTGTTTTATAAGATTTTACAGCAAAATGTTTGAGTGTAGCGCAGAAACGGAAAATAAAATTTTACCCCTACACATTTACAAAGACGAGCTAAAAGCCATAAACAGGCAATGTGAGGAGTTAGGGTGGTTTGATGAAAGTTAGCGAAGTTAAGGAAAATATGGGTAAAAGGGTATTGTTTACAATACCGAATGCAAATTATCCGAGTGAATACATACTCACGGCGTATGTTTACAGGCTTCACCCGAAAGACCCTGAAAAGAGGTTGAGCCAACTCGAATTACAAGATGTAAAAGCTCCGCATTGCTTGATAATCGCAGACCCGAAAGGCGTTAGATTAAAAATTTAAGGAAGTGCATTTTAATGTTTTTTTTACTTTTTCTTATCGCAGGAATAGCGATTTACTATGTTGGCAGGGAAACTTTTAAGGAAACTATACAGGAATTTCAAAAGGCTTTCAAGCCTAAAAAAGACTGTGTAATTATTCAGTTCACCAAACAACAAGAAGAAAAGAGAGGTGTTCGAAATGTTTAATCTAAATCCTTTTGACTATGTGCCGTTGGCGGCAATACTCTTTATGATTGTAGGCGTAATTTTAGTTAATTTTAAAAAACGCAAGATTTCAAAATTTTTTGTAGCGTTTTACGCAATGTTGACTATAACAACGGCTTCCGTTGTAATGACTGAATGTAGTGTTATTGCTGGCATACTGATGATGTTAGGCGTTATTTTCCCTATCGCATTATCCGAGAGTAAGAAAAAGGAACAAAGCAAAAAATCTAATTGCGGAGTGTGATTTCGTGGTTATTTCAAAAGATGAAGCTATCTCAAAACTCAGAGAAGTTAGGGATTTAAATATTCAGATTAAGCACATTGACAGGCGTATTTTAGAGTTTAGAAGTCGCTTAGAGTATCAAGGAATCCGATATACAGATATGCCTAAGCCGCCCAAGGGAAGCAATAAGGAAAGCCCTTTTACTAAAGTTTTTGAACGTATAGAAATGCTTCAAGAAGAAAAAACAGAGCTTTTGGTTGAAATTGATATTTTAATGGAGCCATTCTTTATATTAAAAGATATGTATTTTAAAATTTTATGTTTTAGATATGAATGAATACGAATGGAAAGAAATATCAAGGAAAACAGGATATTCTGTGTCTTGCTGTGAAAAAGCTGAGAGAAATGCTTTTGAATTTTTGCAAAAAGGATAATGTACGGACTTCATACGGAATTCATGTGTATTTTTTACGCACATTTGATGTGCAAAACCACGTTTTTATATGGTACACTATTATCATGTGAAATTATAGCCTTTCTTTGGGAGGGCTATTTTTATATTTTTTTTGAGGTGATTTTTTGGAAATTATTAATATTAAAATCGAGGATTTAAAACCTTATGAAAAGAATCCTCGTAATAATGAGCAAGCCGTTGAACACGTTGCAAATTCTATTGAGCAATTTGGATTTAAAAATCCTATTGTTATTGATAAAAACAATGTGATTGTTTGCGGTCATACAAGGCTTTTGGCGGCAAAAAAATTGAATTTAAAAATGATTCCGTGTGTTAAAGCTGAGGATTTAACAGCAAAACAAATTAAAGCGTTTAGAATTGCTGATAATAAGACCGCAGAGCGTTCTCATTGGAATGAGGAACTTTTAAAAAAAGAGCTTGAAGAACTGCAGAATTTAGATTTTAAATTAGATAAATTGGGTTTTTTAGATTATGAATTAGATTCTATTTTCAATTTGAATTTAGAAAATTTTATTGACGACCTAAAAGAAAATGATTTTACAGGCTTGGGCGCAAGCTCAAGCCATTTCTCCGTTACTTTTGTTTTCCCGATTGAAGTTAGAGAAAAATTAGAGTGTTATATAAAAGAAAATGGAAAAGAAGATATAACAGACAAAATAATTAAAATAGTTGAGGGATTATAATTATGCCAAAATGTGGTTCACAGTGCATTTTATGCGACTTGCCGATTAGATTTGATAATTACAAAGGCTGTACGCATGGGTGCCGATATTGTTTTACTCAGAAAAAAATTGAAGATTTGAATAAGGTTAAAACTGATAAAGGAGTTCAGGCTCTCATTAGCTTCATTAGTGGTAAAAGAACACAAGACACAAACTGGTGCGATTGGAATATTCCTTTACACTGGGGCGGATTATCAGACCCACTCCAACCTATTGAAGCAAAAACAAAATCAACGCTTAAATGTTTGCAAGTGCTTGAAAAATCGCAATATCCCTTTGTTATCAGTACAAAAGGAAAGCTTCTTGGGGAAGAAGAATATATTTCACTTCTTGAAAAATGTAACTGTGTTGTACAGGTTTCAATAGTTTGCGATAAATACGATAAAATCGAAAAAGGTGCGCCTACTTTTCAAGAGCGTTTAGAAATTATAGAAAAAATTGCGCCGAGAGTTAAAAGAGTTATTGCTCGCATTCAGCCGTATATGTGTGAAGTTTTTGATGATGTTTTTAAGAATTTAGAGAAGTTTAAAAACGCAGGAGTTCACGGAGTTATTTTAGAGGGCATGAAGTTTTTAAAATCAAAACAAGGACTTATAAAAATTGGCGGTGATTACGGCTATCCTTATGACAGAATAAAATATGATTTTGAAAGATTACGAGCAGAAACCCATAGATTAGGACTTAAATTTTATTCGGGTGAAAACAGGCTTCGAGGTATGGGCGACAGTCTGACTTGTTGCGGTATTGACGGTTTAGATGGCTTTTATCCTAACACATATAATTTAAGCCATATTATAAATGATAAAAATAAGGTTACTCCCACAAAAGCTCAACAAGAAAAAGGTTCAGCGTTATGTTTTCGAGGATTAAAACAAGATACACTTCACGGCAGATTTTTCAGTTCCGAAAGCTTTGAAACCATTATGAAATGGTATTACAAAGAGAATCCCGATTTTATAAATAAAATTTTCGGGGTGACAAAATGAAAAGTTTTGATATAACGTGGATTTTAGCGGCGATATCTATTTCAGGGAATGCTTTTAATGTAAAAAAGAAAGTGATTTGTTTTTATATTTGGTCTTTTGCTGAAATATTGTGGCTGATTTTAGATGTATGTAATGGAGTTTATGGAAGAGCGTTTTTAGATTTGGTGCAATTAGGATTTGCAGTTTGGGGTATTTATGAATGGCAGTTTAAGAATAAAAATAAAGTGGGTGGTTCATCTTGAATGATAAAAATTTGATACCTTTCAGCGAGAGAACAGCGAGAGAAAGAAAAAAATTAGGCAAAAAAGGCGCAAAAAAATCTAACAAAATTCAAAATGAAAAAACTGAAACTCGCAGAACATTACAGCAAATCGCAAATGACATTCTTTACGCACCAATAACACTGCCTGAGGTTAAAGAATTAGTTGATAGACTTGATGTGTATAAAGGCGATACAAATAAAAACAATTTTTGCGGTGCGTTTATGTCAGCGTTAGTGCAGGCAGTTAAATGTGGTAATTATAAAGCCGTTAAAGATTTAATGGAAATGGCAGGAGAAAAACCTGCGGAAAAAGTTGAAATAACCACAAACGACAGCAAAGTTATAGAGCTTCAGGAGTATATCAATGCTAAAAAAGGAAAGCCGAAATGAGCCATTTATCGAGCTTTGACTATTTAGAATTCATCACCGAAGAACCTTACAAATTCGGTCAAATTATAGGTTTTAAAGAACTTACAAAACTTCATAATAATTGGATTAAAAACATCATGGGGTTCGGCGGCGAGGAAGATTACACAGTTTTGGCACACAGAGGAAGTTACAAAACCACTTGTTTAACTATCGCCGTTTCTTTAATGCTACTTTTAGAGCCAAATAAAAATATTATAATTCTTCGTAAAACAGACGGTGACGTAAAAGAAGTAGTCAGGCAGATTTACAAGATTATAAACAGCAATATGTACAGGTTTTTAGTTAAAACAATTTACGATATTGATTTGGTTATTAGTGAAACCACCGCTTTTAATATCACTACAAACCTTATGACAGGTTCACGAGGAACAAGTCAGTTGCAGGGTTTGGGTATAAAAACCTCAATGACAGGAAAGCACGCTGACATTGTTATAACAGATGATATTGTGAACTTAAAAGACCGAATAAGCAAGCCAGAGCGAGAACTCACAAAGCTTGCGTACATGGAACTTCAAAATATTAGAAATCGTGGCGGTAGGATTATAAATACTGGCACTCCTTGGCATAAAGATGATTGTATTTCAATTATGCCAAACATTAATCGTTACGACTGTTACAGCACAGGGCTTATAAAACGTGATAAGCTCGAAGAAATAAGGAAATCCATGTCTCCCGCGCTGTTCGCCGTAAACTACGAATTAAAGCATATTGCAAGTGCAGAAAGTTTATTTGATAATCCTAATTTTACAAAAGATAATGATTTGCTTGTCGGCGGCGTTGCTCACATTGATGCAAGTTATGGCGGAACAGACGGCACAGCTTTTACTATTCTTAAAAAATATGAAGATAAATTTATAGCGTTTGGTATGCGGTGGGACAAACACGTTGATAAATGCATTAACACCATTTCAAATTATATGAGGATTTACAAAGTTGGGAGCATATTTTGTGAAAGGAATTCAGACAAAGGATATTTGGAAAAAGAGCTGAGAAGTAGAGGAATGCTGGCTTCTGGCTATCAAGAAAACATGAACAAGTTTATAAAAATAAGTTCTTATTTGAGGAAAAATTGGAGCAATATTTTATTTTTAGAATGCACAGACCCTGAGTATTTAAGTGAAATTTTAGATTACACAGAAAACGCTCCGCATGATGACAGCCCTGATAGTTTAGCAAGTTTAATAAGACAACTGACAAAAGAAAAATGGATATTTTAAAGACAGGAGATTTATTTATGCCAAGAATATTTGAAAATTGCGATATTGAAGAAAATTTGAAAAGCATAATAAAAAAGATATTGCGAGCAAGAAAAAGCAAGAAGCTAAAAAAGACGTCAAGTATTATAATTCACAACATGATATTTTAGAATATCGTTTGTTTTACACTAACTCTGACGGCATTTTGGTTGAAGATAAAGCAAGAAGTAATATAAAAATATCGCACGCTTTTTACACTGAACTCATAGACCAAAAAACCAGCTATTTGCTCAGTGGCTTTAATGTGTACTCAGAAAATGATGGTTTTGATAAGGAAATAAAATCATATTTTAACGATGATTTTAAAACGCAAATTTCTGAAACAATAGAAAACGCAAGTAAAATCGGGTTTTCATATATGTATGCTCAGTTTGGAAAAGATTTTAAAACCCATTTCAAATATGCTGACGGAATCGGAATAATAGAGATTTTAGACGCTAAAACAGACGAGCTTAAATATATAATAAACCACCATATTGTAAGAGAAAATGAAGAAAATAAGGACAAAATTACGTCTGTTGAGGTTTGGGATAAAACCCAAGTTTATTATTATATTATCAAAAATAAAACACTTCAAAAGGATTTAACAAAAGACATAAATCCTCGTCCTCACAAGGTTTGGAGAGAACTAAATGACACACCGAAAACAGCTTTAAAAGGCGAAGGATTTAAGTTTATTCCGTTCTTTAGGTTAGATAACAATTACAACCAATTGAGCGATTTAAGACCTATAAAAGGCTTGATAGATGATTACGATTTAATGAGTTGCGGACTTTCTAATAATTTGCAGGATATTTCAGAGGG